GTTCTAAGTTTGAGAAGGCGGCTTAATTATGAAATACTCCGATGCATTTCCTGATGATGAAGAACAACCACTTGTTCAAATCGAACAGAAACAACCAGTGTTTCCAAACATAACAAAAGAACAATACATTGCTGTGTTGGAGACTGAAAGAGAAACTCTTGTGCGATATTATTACAAACCGCATGAAGAAGGTACTGGTCATTTCAATACTGCCGCTGGTGTATTAGAACACCGCATCAATGAGCTCAAAGCTCAACTTTGATTTTTAAATTTATATTATGAGGTATTGTGATGGAACATTTATTATGGACAGAGAAGTATCGTCCTAAAACGGTAGAAGAGTGCATACTGCCTGAGAGGTTAAAACAACCATTTCAGGAGTATGTCAATCAAAAACAAATCCCCAATCTCTTACTGAGTGGTGGTGCAGGCGTTGGTAAAACAACTATTGCAAAGGCTATGTGTAATGAGATTGGTTGCGATTTTCTAGTAATCAATGGTTCTGATGAATCTGGCATCGATACATTTCGTGTCAAAATCAAAAACTATGCTTCGTCAATGTCACTAACTGGTGGTCGCAAGGTCATCATTATTGATGAAGCAGATTATCTAAATCCTAATTCAACACAACCTGCTTTGCGTAATGCGATTGAAGAGTTCGCAGGCAACTGTTCGTTCATCTTTACTTGTAATTACAAAACTCGTATCATTGAACCATTGCATAGTCGTTGTGCAGTTATCGATTTCAATCTGAAGAACGGTGAGAAGGCCAAGATGGCATCTGCTTTCTTTAAGAGAGTTCAGATGATTTTGCAGAGTGAAAAAGTTGAGTTTGTTGATTCAGTTATTGCAGAATTAATTAAGAAACACTTTCCAGACAATCGCCGTATTCTAAATGAGTTACAACGATACTCACAATTTGGAAAAATTGATACTGGTGTTCTTGCACAGATTGGTAATGTTCAACTTACTGAGATTACTAAGCACATCAAAGACAAAGACTTCGGTGCAATTCGTAAATGGGTTGGTGGTACAGATATTGATGCGAATGTTTTGTTCCGTCAGTTGTATGATGCATTGTATGATGTGATTAAACCACAATCTATTCCACAAGCAGTTATTATTATTGCAGACTATCAATACAAACAGGCATTTGTTGCTGACCAAGAAATCAATATGGTCGCATGTCTAACCGAGCTCATGGCAACATGTGAGTTTGTATGATAGATTTATTTCGACCAACCTTTCAATGGATTAAAGATGACTGGACTTCAAATCGTTTTCGTTTCATTCTCGAGCTGCTTGCTTGGGCTATTAGCATTTTTTGCTCTCTTACAATGGCAATCACAGTACCCAATCCTCCGTTACTTGCTCTTTATCCTGTGTGGATTGCTGGTTGTGCAATCTATGCTTGGTGCGCTTATACTAGGAAATCTTTTGGCATGCTCGCTAACTACATCTTGCTCACTACAATAGACACTATCGGTCTATTGAGGATGGTGTTATGAGCAATCCATTCGACTATCTAAACGCAATTCTTCAAAACAAGAAACAGTTAATTGTTGATGAGTTAACAGAAAAAGACTATTCACCATTTATGGTCAATAGAGGTCTTTCTTATCACAAAGACTGTATCATGTATGCAAATGAAATGAACAGAAGCCACTTCTTAGATAAAAAGTTACAAAATGACTTTTTACTAAATACCGTGCGGTCACAAAAACGGCCGTTTACGAAGTGGGTAAAGTCTGCAAAAAGTGAAGATTTATCATGTATAAAACAAGTCTTTGGCTTTTCTGATTCGAAAGCATCAGAAGCTGCACGCCTACTCAGTAAAGAACAAATCCAACAACTAAAAGAACAAACCGATATCGGTGGATTGAAGAGGTAATAAAATGGTAGACTTGAATAAGTTCGTTGAGGTAACACTCAATGAACAAGATGACTTTTTAAAAGTTAGGGAGACTCTCACCCGAATTGGTGTATCTTCTCGCAAAGAGAAAGTTCTTTACCAATCATGCCACATTCTACACAAACAAGGCCAATATTACATTGTCCACTTTAAAGAATTATTTGCGTTAGATGGAAAACCATCAAACATTTCAGAGAACGATATTCAGCGAAGAAATGCAATTGCAAACTTGTTAGAAGAATGGGGTCTAGTAAAGATTATTAACCGCAAATTGTTAGAAGACAATATTGCACCATTACATCAGATTAAGATAATCTCCTTCAAAGAGAAAGATGATTGGGAATTAATTGCTAAATATAACATTGGCAAAAAACTACACGAACATTAAAATGAGATTAAATTATGAAACTTGTGAAATTGAAAAACCGCTACAATGGAGAGATTGTCTATTGTAAAGATATTAATGATGTGACTGCCGAAGGCAATTACACTTTCATTAAAGTATTTAAAGAAGAATTACCTGATAGAATTTATTTGGTCAACAAGGACGCTTATGTCTTGGTGACTAAATAATATTGTGATGCCTTAGGGGTCACATTTTTATAACTCGCTTAATAGGAGAAAACTATGACACGCTTTACAGCATTATATCCACAGTTTGTTGGGTTCGATAATATTTTCAATGAGCTCGAAAGACTCGTTGATGGTACGGCACCAACAAGAAACACTTCTTTCCCTCCACACAACATCATCAAACTAGATGACAACAAGTATGTCGTTGAAATGGCAGTTGCTGGTTTCGGACAAGATGAGGTCGATGTTGAAATCCAAGACGGTACACTAATCGTTAAGGGTGAAAAGAAAGACCAAACTGAAGTGGATTATTTGTATCGTGGCATCGCTACTCGCTCTTTCACTAAGTCTATTCGACTGAATGATTCGATTGAGGTTCGTGGTGCCCAATTCAAAGATGGTATTCTTAAAATTGCTTTGGAAAATATAATTCCAGAACATAAGAAACCAAGGAAAGTTGAATTTAGTAAAGAACTAAATTTCAGTAATCCAAAACTGCTTCAAGAAGCAGTCTAAACGGTAGGGGTCGCAATGACCCCTATTATTGCCACACCTCTATAGAATTATTTGATATAATATGATTATGAAACCTGATAAAAACTTTAAACTCCCCAAGCAAGTAAAACGAACAATGGCAACTTTTGTTAATTCCGTTGAACGAAATGAATACAAGAATCTTATGATTCAAGCACATCTACATTCCAGAAAATTGGAAAGACAGTCTGGTAAAAAAGACAAGTCTAAACCGAATGTTGCCGAGTAAATTTGCAAATGCTCACATGAAGGCGGCTGAGGTTTATTCTCAGTTGTCTTCTGCGGTGCGATTAAAAGTTGGATGTGTTGTTGTAAAAGACAACACCATCATCGGTATTGGCTACAATGGAATGCCTAGTGGTTGGACAAATGATTGTGAAAACAAAGTTTTTGCAAATGCATGGAGTGTTGACAACGAAGTTTGGGAATACCAAGAAGAGGATAGTGGGCATCCTTACAATCTAAAAACTAAGCCAGAAGTTCTTCATGCTGAAACTAATGCACTTGCCAAGATTGCAAGGTCAACCAATTCAAGTGATGGTGCAAGTATGTTTATCACACATGCACCTTGCTTAGATTGTGCAAAGTTAGTTTATCAATCAGGTATTAAATCTGTATATTATCGTAACAGTTATAAGAATACAGATGGGTTAGATTTCTTAAACAAATGTAATGTTGAAGTGACAATGATATGATGTACACAACTAAAGTGGTTGAAATTTGTGAGAACGGTGATGCGATTGTTGAATTGCCAGATGAGTTGGTTAAAGAACTAGATTGGCAGGTTGGCGATACACTTGATTATCAAATGAAAGATAAAGCGGTTTATATAAAAAATCTTAGTAAGGAAAAAAGAGATGCTAGTGCTACCTGATAATATGATTGGTAAACCTATTGGGTTCACCTGTTCAACTTTTGATTTACTTCATGCTGGGCATATTCTAATGCTTGCTGAGTGTAAGACAATCTGTGACTATTTGATTGTCGGTGTCCAGAGTGATCCAACAATTGATAGACCAGATACAAAAAACAAACCTGTTCAATCTGTTGTTGAACGATATGTGCAACTATCTGCTGTTAAATTCGTAGACCAAATCATTGTTTATGATACAGAGAAAGACCTTGAAGATATGTTGATGTTCTTGCCTATTAGTGTTCGTATTATTGGTGAAGAATACAAAGACAAAGATTTCACAGGTAAAGATATTTGCGAAGACCGTGGTATCAAAATTTGGTACAACTCTCGCAATCACCGATTCAGTTCTTCTGAATTGAGAAATAGAACCTATCAGTCTGAATTGAAAAAGAAAGGCTAATCATGTCTAACATGGCACTTGATGTGAAAGTTTTTATTGATGCATGTGACCAACAACCATCACCGGATAATGTTCATTTATATCGAAGTTTAATCGCTGAAGAGTATGATGAATTTTGTCAGGCATTAATTATGCGAGATGATGTTGAACAACTTGATGCTTGCATGGATATGATTTGGGTAATTCTTGGTTACTGTTACATGAAAAACTTTCAAGTATATGGTGCATGGGAAGAAGTTGCCAGATCCAATTTATCAAAAATTGATAAGACAACAGGCAAGGTAATCAAAAGAGAAGACGGTAAGGTATTGAAACCTGAGGGGTGGAAACCACCTGACTTAGGCAGTTATGCTAACAAAAAGCTTGCACTCTAACATTAGTTATGTTATAATGCATTTATTATGTTATTAATTAAGAAAGACTATATGAACATTCGTGAATTGGCAAAAAAACTTGCAGTAGAATACAAGATGCCTAGAGCAGATAGGTATGATTTGTATTTGCGGGACTTTGACAATAATGTTGAAGTTCTTGGATGGATGCAAGATCCATCCGCAGACATGAACGACTATCGTGGAAGGGAAATGCTTTTCCCAAAACGATGGGTAACTATTGGCGTATTGCCTGCTGGGACACCTGTCAATGTATAGAGTGTCTTATTATCTAAACGGCTCAACAGGAGTCTCTTTTAGAGAATTTGCTACTCTTAGCGAAGCTGTAGATTTTTCAAATAAACAACCCATTAATTCAGTATTGGAAATTAAATTATATGACAACGAAGCTCGTAACCTTCAAAACGAATCATACGATTCTCGCAGGAGTGGACTGCACAAGTGATAATGAAGTTATCATTACCAAACCAGTTCAAGTAGTAGTACAACCAACTAAAGATGGTCCGATGATGGGCTTTGCCCCATTCTTAGATTTTGCAGAAGAGTTTACTACAGGCATTAAATTTTCGATGGACAATGTATTGTGTATTACTACACCAAGCAAAGACCTTGAAAATCAATACAGTAAAATGTTTGGTAGTGGTATCGAAATTGCCTCTACTATTCCAAAAATCTGATATAATATATGAATGAGTAAATACTATACGAATGTTGCCTGTATCGGCAACAACATATTATATCGTGGTGTTAAAGAAGGCAGGCGTGTAAAGTTAAAAGTAGCTTACACGCCTACTTTGTTTTTGCCATCTAAAAAAGAAACTGCCTACAAAACACTTGAGGGTGAATTTCTTGAGCCGATGAAATTTGAATCAGTCAGAGAAGCAAGAGACTTCATTAAAAGATATGATGAAGTAACTAACTTTAAAATCTTTGGCAATTCTTCTTATCAATATGCTTTCATTGCAGATGAATTCAAAGGCATGGTTGATTGGAAGATGGAAGACTTATCTATTGCAATACTTGATATCGAAGTTGGTTCAGAGAATGGATTTCCTGATCCATATCTTGCGAATGAACCAATCACAGCGATTGCAATTAAGTATATCAATGGTGCAATGACTGTATTTGCATGTGGTGATTATACTGTGCAAGGTGATGAAGTCTATATCAAGTGTGATGATGAATATAATCTTTGCAAAAAGTTCCTAAGATTTTGGGAAGAGAATTGTCCTGATGCAATTTCAGGCTGGAACATTAAGTTCTTTGATATTCCTTATATAGTAAATCGATTCAACAAAATTCTTGGTGAAGACGAAACAAAGAAACTATCTCCTTGGGGTTATATCAACAGTCGCAAAACTGTAATGAACAACCGTGAATTGACTGCATATGATTTTGTCGGTGTCTCTACACTAGATTACATTGAGTTATACAGATGGTATGCGCCAGGTGGTAAGTCGCAAGAATCATATTCATTAAACAATATTTGTAATGTTGAACTCGGTGAGAGTAAAATCTCCTATGAAGAGTTTGATAACTTACATCAATTGTATAAATTGAATCATCAAAAGTTTATTGAATACAACATTAAAGATGTGGAGTTGGTTCTTAAACTTGAACAGAAATTAAAACTGATTGAGTTGGGTCTTACTCTTGCGTATGATACCAAAACAAACTATGAAGATATCTTTGCACAAACAAGAATGTGGGATTCTCTAATCTACAATTATTTGTTTGAGAGAAAGATTATTGTTCCGCCAAAGAGTAACAACAGTAAAACTTCTGCGTTTGAAGGTGCATATGTTAAAGAAGTACAAGTCGGTAAACACGATTGGGTTGCTTCTTTTGACTTGAATAGTTTGTATCCACATTTGATGATGCAGTATAATATTTCACCAGAGACTCTGATTGAAGTTGGTGATTACACCAAAGAAATGCGAGATGTTATTTCTAAAGGTGTTTCGGTTGATAAGATGTTGACACAAGATATTGATACATCAAGACTAACTGGTGTTACCATTACACCGAATGGCCAATTCTTCTCTACTGACAAACAAGGTTTCTTGCCTAAGATGTTGGAAGAGATGTATGTTGACCGAAGTAAATTCAAAAAACTAATGTTGAAAGCAAAACAAGAGTATGAGAATGAAAAAGACGAATCTAAAAAGAATGAAATCAAAAATCGAATTGCAAGATATGACAATCTACAACTCGCAAAGAAAGTTTCATTAAACTCCGCATATGGTGCTTTAGGTTCACAGTATTTCCGTTTCTATGATTTGAGAATGGCACTTGCAGTCACACTTGCGGGTCAATTATCTATTCGTTGGATTGAAAAACATCTCAATTCTTATATGAATAATTTATTGAAAACGGAAGAAGATTATGTTATCGCCTCAGATACAGATTCGATTTATCTCAAACTTGGTCCACTTGTTGATAAAGTGCATAAAGACAAGACAGATACTAATAAAATTATCACCTTCATGGACCGTGTCTGTGAAGATAAGATTCAACCATCTATTGATGAGAGCTACGAGAATCTTGCTAACTATGTTCATGCGTTTGCCCAAAAAATGCAAATGAAGAGAGAAGCATTGGCAGATAAAGGTATCTGGACTGCCAAGAAGAGATACATTCTTAATGTGTATAACAACGAAGGTGTTGCATACAATGAACCGCATATGAAAGTTATGGGTCTTGAAATGGTGAAGTCATCTACTCCATCGGCTATCCGTGAGAAGATGAAACAATCAATTAAGATTATGATGCAAGGTACTGAGAGTGATATTCACGAATTCATTGCAGATTTCAAAGTGAATTTCAAACAACTTCCTGTTGAAGATATTTCTTTTCCAAGAGGTTTAAATGGTCTGAAAGATTATGCTGATTCTGTTATCATGTATAAGAAAGGCACACCAATTCATGTTAAGGGTGCAATTCTATACAATCACCATCTTGTGAAAATGGGTCTTGATAAAAAGTATCCAAAGATACAAGAAGGTGAGAAAGTTAAATTTACTTACATCAAACAACCAAATCCTTTTAAAGATATGGTCATTAGTTATCCTGGTAGATTGCCTGTTGAGTTTGGTCTACAAGAATATATTGATTATGATTTACAGTTTGAAAAAGCATTTATCGAACCAATTAAAGTTGTACTAGATTGTATGGGTTGGACTACTGAGAAACAAAACAGTCTGGAGAGTTTCTTTGGCTGATATTAGAGTTATCAGAACAGGCATCAATGTGTCTAAGATTAAATCTCAATTAGAAAAGTATAAAGATGATTGGGGTAATCAGAAACAGATTGATGGCGCTCAACAAATTGATCCTGATTTTCATAAGATTGAAGCTGGTGTATTGCAATTAGTAATGGGTGCAATTACTAAAGTCGGAGAGATGGCATATAATA